TTACTTCTGGAGCATATCTTCCTATTGCTGATAAAAATTTTCCTTGGCCTGTTGCACGCCCCATTTCTTCTGGTGATTCTTCATATCCAAGAGGTCCTGATGGCTTACTAGGCGCCATATTCTGTTGGCCAGGAAAATTAGATATCTTTTTCATATCTTCAAATGACATACCTTGCGTTATACTGGGTCCTTCATTTTTCATTCTTTCTCGGATAGCTTGCATGTCATATTGCGGAAAATGCTTTATAATTGCATTTCTCATGACATCTTGGCTAGTTTCATCCGGAAATTCTAATTCTTGCCCATTTGGCAGTTCAACTATATGCATTATGAAAACGCTCCAGTTATTGGATCAAATTTTGATCTAGATGTCTTTTCTTTATTGCCGCCCTCAAATTCTCTTGTATTTTTAAGTGCGCCTCTATAAGTCTCTGTTTCAGATTGTAGAATCTTTTTAAACTGATTGAATTTATCCAGCGCAATTCTGGGGTTATTAGCCCAAGTAGCAGGATTTACCATTTCCGATAATGATTCTTGAACTTGAGGTGTTATAGAATCTCCATAGAACTGTCTAATTTGTTTCGCCAACAATTTCGCGCCAGTTAATGATTTCTGATATTTAGCATATTCTTTTGTTTCATTCCCAGTTGCTGCTTTTATTTTATCTAATTGTAATTTTGCAACGCCTTTAGCGCCACCATATTGCGTTAAATCTTTTGGATTAATTTGATCCAAAGTTTTATCTACGTTAGATGCAAATAGTGCTTTCTTTCTTGAATCTGAATCAGATATTTGTTTTTGTCTTTGCAAGGTGTATCTTTCAATCATCGCCTCTTTAGCTTCAGGAGATAAATCTTCTCTTTTATAAATATCCTCTATTTCTCTTTCAGTTTTACCTAAAGTTGTGGATGCTCTTTTTTCGGCCGTTCCACTTAATGCTTGTCTATATTGATTCAACACGTTTGATTGTTGCAAATCTGCTTGATATCTTTGTAGTGCATTTTTATATACTTCACTATCTGCACCATACTGATTTTTTAAAAGTTCCAATCCAAAAGCTTCACGAGCAACGCCACTTAATTGACCCCCAAAAGGCATATTTGCTTGTTGCTCAGCATGTTTTGCTTGAGCGTTTCGATATGCAATATCTGATTCTGACATTTGTGGAGCATATTTCGCTGTGTTTGCCTGAATGACGGCATTACTTTGTGCATTTTGAGGGGCATATTGAGTTCTCTAAGTAATCTTTGTGGCTCATGAGATAACTGCATCCCACGATTTAGAAGCGCACCAAAATCTTGCTCCCATGGGCTTTTAAGTAAGGGCGTGCTAAGTATGTTACCTCGTTGAAATGGCATTTAATATCTCCTTATATCCCTTATTCTTCAAAACCTAGCCCAGCTTTTTGGCATTCCTTCAGATCCTCTATACATCTCTTGTCCTTGAGGAGCTCCAGTTAATCCAGATGCAACACTACTTCCAATCCCTGCGCCCTTCACCGCTCCTGCAGGCCCACCGGCATAAGCACCTATGGCGGCCCCACCACCCATGCCAATTAATTGCATAATCGCATTCATGAAGGAATTTTTATCATTATTCTTTTGTTGTTGCTGCTTAAATGCATAATCGCCCTGTTCGCCCATGACATTTCCCATATCCCCTGTATAAGCTTGAGTAGCGCCTAATCCGCCTTCATGCAGTCTTTGAATCCTGTCTAAAAAATGATTCATCCCTTCATCTGAAAGTGATGCAGATAAATTAGCTTGGTTTAATTGGTCGCTTGGCGTTCCAGCCATTCCTGCAGCTGCCGCACTTGCTTGAGCGGCATTCATAGCACGCTCATTACGCTGCGCCATGTAAGGACTTTCATTATATTGCGACATCCACCCATGTAGGGTATCTGCTGGATTTCTTCCTGCTTGTAAATAAGGATTATAGTTTTCTCTAAGCATAGGTGGAATTTGATTGATATATTCCATTCCTTTATCGTATGGACTAGGTCCTGAATTTCCAAAAAGAGCCATAATATTTATTCCTTTAAACGCTTTGTATTGTTTCTATTGTACTAGCTGCTGTCTTTACTTGTAACTTCATTGCATCCGTGCTGAACCAAACTGTACCTACTGGAACATTTGTATCAACGCCTAATGCTGCTATTTGTGCTGTTGTCTTTCGCGGGAATTGCACCCCATCATTAAAAAACTCAACTACCTGATTTAAAACTTGATATGTTATATCGTTATATAACTGAGCATTTGGTGTAAATGAACCATCCTCATCAACATACTTCATATTGAAGAACGGAGGAAGATGCGGTACTTGTAAGTCAGACATCAGTATATCTCCGCAATTCCGTCTGATACGACAAACCTATTGAAACCCCAGAATCTTAGTTGTATCGTCATTTCATTCGCTTGTCCTATTCTATGCCACCTTATTTGATTTCTAAAGTCGGACATTTCATTTAATGGCTTGCTAACAATATTACTAAATGACTGATTTCCATTCTTAGAGAAAGACATATCAACTCTAGGTCTATTGTCCTCAAACGTACAGAATCCTGATTCACCTAGAATCTTTTTGCCAGACTCAGTTATTATCGGTTGCTCTGTAATTTCAGTTATTAACTGACCGTCGCATACTTCTTCTGAGAAGAATTTATTTACACCTTGCTCTATCCAGAATGTAAACATGCCACATCTAAATGTGGAGGAATCTACTTTTCTGATAGGTTTGCATATTCTAATTCTAGGTATCAATAATCCCGCATTGGGATCATCTTTACTATAGTTGTATGTATCAAATTCGTCACCAATTTCATATATTGACGCGTCATTTAAAGATATAAAATAGGATTTGTTATTAAAATAAACAATATCTCTTGCTATATGATAGTTAAGATTCTCATCTGATAGGTGAAAAAATTGACCATTTGTAAAATCATGTAATAAAGTTAGGTTATCTTCTGCATTAAAGAATGTTAACTGATAAAATAAGTGCCCATTTAATCTATAAAAGAATGCCGTTGATTGCTCAGGATGCTTTATGCTTTCCATAAGATGATCAATGCCATCAGTAGATATTTGTTTTGTCTCGGACCCATTGGTCACCATAATTACTGGTGAGTTTGCTTCATTCACAGCGAGCCATGCAATGGTATCTTCACCTGCTGCAATAGTAGATATGGATATACAACCATTATCTATGTTATATGAATTTATTCGAACATAAGTTCTATCAACAGTATCAACAGTATCGGCACCTACAAAACTCCAGACCTCTGCAACAGTTTCACCAATAACAATAATGCTATTACCACGTCCTGGAATACGACGCACGGCTAATGCAGTATCTGGTTTTGTTGATATACTTTGTGTTGATTGCAATCCAATTGTTGTGTCAGCAGTTCTTTTAAATGAATACCATTGTGCACGATTAGGGCTATTAACAGTAGATGCAATTAAAAAATAGGTTGCATGAAACGATACATATCCTGGAATAATTGATGCAGTGGATATTTGTTTTGTTAATGAACCAGTAGTACCAGAATAAAAATATATATATGCATTCTTGCCATCAACAATACATATCTGGCTTGCTAAATTTTCATCGATGAAACATTCGCCTGTTATTGTTTCAATATTTGCTATAAATTGCGGCGCTAAATCAGCGCCTATTCTAAAAACAGCCGAACCCACAATGGCTATTAAAAACCCACCCCGAACAGAACGGAATAAAGCACGACCTTCACCGTCTAAATTAGCTAAGGCACGCTTGCGGTACCCTGGAGTACCTACCATCCACCCGTCTGACATATACATGTTATATGTTTTTTCGAGATTAATTTTGGGCCAAATCCCAAATTTGGAACTGCCGCTTACATTGATTGGTACTTGTTCTGCTAATTCTGTTGTCATTCTATTCCTAAATTAAGTTAGGTAGTGAATCCACGACCAAGATTTACATACGCCCAGCTATATGTAGTACTTTCATTTTTCAGACTCGATATTTTCTCAAGTCGTAAATCAAGCAACTTAGATTTCTTATCAATCCATCCTTCATACTTCCCTAATTGCTTAACGACATTAGGAGGCGTTACATAATTATATTCAGCACATACACGGTCAGCCAAAGCGTACTTTAAGTATGTTATATAAAATCTATCTAGTGTCAGACTTAAATCCTGGAACAGAGCAACCTCAGATAATCTGAAAGTACCATGTAATTCCATTGGATATGCCCTGTCTGGTGTAAAGTAAATATATAAATTACCACCGCCTTTTTGACGCTCAAAATACCATTGATATGGCAATGTCTCTATATTTTGAACTCTGTTCGATCCAAAATAGTTATTTCGTTTATTATAATCCATGCTAAAACGCACAGAATTCAAGAAGAATACTAAAGTATCAATCGCAATTAAATTCGGTATCGGGTATATCTCTTGACCCGGAACTGCCGTAAATGTATAGGTTGATTCATATGGAATCATGCCATCATCCACGACCTTCTCATCAATAATCTCATTTAACCATTGAAGGCCGTCCCCAATTTGCTGCCCACTGACCGTCTCAAATTCACGTGAAACCACGCCTGATGCATAAAAAGCATTTGTGATGAGCTGATTAGTTGTAAACGTCATATTGGGGTTCTCCTTCTAGTTCTTACGCTAAACTATCTTGATAACCTGCAACCAAAATCACTAAAGCATCACTTGATGATGTTTCTTTATGTGTGATACTTGGGGCAGTTGAGTTAAGAGCTGTAGGAACTGTAACCATGCCTTGCTGAGCTGCAGCAACACCGTAACCGAACACAATCATTCCAACAGATGCTGTAGAACCATAAGGTGCCATTGTGCAGATGTTGGTAGCACTATTTGCAGTGTAATCAACCTTCAGATACGCTTCGCATACTAAAGATGGCGGAATACCAGCAGCTAAAGACTGACTAACGTAGGTTGCAGATGTAGTAATTGCTGGTGTCGCAATACCTGTGTCGTAGTACATATCACGAGAGTTACCATGACCATACTGCCAAAATTTAAGAACATTCTTTGAGCTATCAGTTAAAACATAACCGATACGACGGAACATATCATAACCTGATGGCAATGAAGGTGCAGTTGAACTTAATGATAACAAACTTGCAGTCGCTTTATATTCGGTTGAATCGCCAATTACGAATACAGCATAGAAAGTTGAAGCGGCAGCAGCTGCAATATCAACACCATTTACACCAACAGCAGTATTGGTATTAACAACAGCAGAACTTAAAATAATGTCATCAACGTTCGTGCTATCACTTGCAGCGCCAGCGGCAATGGTAATAGTAGTTGCAGTTGTATAAGACATTTCTAACCCGTTAACGTATTTAACGCGGGCATTAACAATTGGATTATTTATTTGGGACATTATTTATCTCCTTAATTTATTTAAATTGCCCCTTAGGCACGGACATCCTAAGAGGCAAAATCGTTTTAATATAAAGTACACTGCATAGTTATACTTTGTTAGATTTCTCTGCTTCGTCAAGCTCCATATGTCGCTCATCATGATGTCTAATACAAAGCCACATAACATCCAGCGGTTTTCTATAATCATCGTGATGTGCCTCTACATTTTCAGTAGAATTACACACCTCGCACGGTTTCTTTATAAGTTCACCATATCGTATCGCCTGAAGAACCATCTGGCGCGCATGATATTTAAACCTATCTCTAGGATCGCCTCTTCTTTTTATATCAGCTCTTCTTTGTATATCTTTTCTCATCTCAGGATGACTTTTAAGATATTCATTGTTTTTTGCCCTTGCGCAATCTAAACAATAAGTTTTGCTGTATGGAGCAAAAGGCGCTCCGCAACTACACAATCCCGTTCTTGGCTTTACTACTTTATCCTTATTTGACCTATATATGATGTTTCTTTTTTTCTGACATTCTCTACAATATCCACATCTAGGCGTTTCTTTTAACTTCTTACAATCATAACAATATATACTTATTGGCATTGCCGTTCTCCTATTGGTTTAAGTGAACGGCAATTATAACCTACATCATGATATTTTACAAATACATCATAATGGCAGGGCCACCATCATAGCGTACTCATCCACCAGTGTGGAACCCCAAATAACATCATGTACCATGCCACGTTGGTTTTGACCAAATAGCGAACCGTAGTACTGACGTAAACTAGCGCCAGATGCAGGATCGGTCATTGCACTTGTTGGGAATGGAACTTCTTCTGGTAATTTAGGCATCGCCAAGAATAATGGATCACCAGACATAATCAATCCACATCTGTGTGAAGGTAAAACAGTTACCTGCATACCAGCAACGATTGGATTGTTAATGTTTTGAGAATTTCCACTAGGTGCTTGAAGCGGTGGGAAAATATTTACTGTAACTTGAGAACCGGCAGTTGATGTTGCATCGGCTGTAGCACGGAACTGTACAGGAGATTGTGACGTTACATGACCAATAAAGGTTAAGAAACGCATATCTGGTTGGCCAGAAACGCCATCACTAAATTGGAACTTATCGTAGGCTTTAATTGAATTCACATCATTTGCAGCATTTGTACCGCTAAATGTAATCGCAATAACGGCGCCATTAGAATCCAAAGTAGTCGACACAACAGTTAAAGTTGAGCCTTGATTTCCTTCAGTTCCTGATACGTGAGTCTTTAATAGATTAGATTGGTACCATTCGCATTTGCTGAATTGTCCAATTTCCCATGACATAGCTTCACGATTACCACGGTCCATGGTGAATTGATTCAAACCTGAGTTTACAATCAATGGGAATGTTAAATCAGAAAGGTAACCCATTGTCTCAGTTTGAGCTGCGCCAAAGTTTCTAAAGAAGGCTAAGGCATTCGCTAGTTGAAGGTATGAGTTGATTGGGTTGATACCATCACCGTAAAAACGGAAGGTATTGGTCTCAGCTAATGCTGCCACATTGGATTCAACTTTTGTACCTAACTCTGATACAGCTGACTTTCCAAATACCTTCATATAATCTCTAACATTGAAGATAAATTGCTGTGCTGTGAACTCATAAGCAGTCGATGCTTGTTGATTTACAGTCAAGTTTTGAACACGTTGAACAGCTGGTTGAAACGTAACTACCAAGCTATTTGTTGTGGTAAAACGTGGTGGCAAATCAAATGATACAGTGTCGCCCAAGTTTTTAGGGACAGAATCATTGAATCCAACAAATTTTTTGTTAGCAGTGCTTAAAAAGCAAAATGAGTTTAAAAGAAGCGCAAGGTTACTTTCGTTATAAGTAATAACCTGTTGCAGAATATTCGTTGCCATTTGTCAATCTCCCTTTGTTTTAATAAAGGGAGCATTGCAATAATGCTAGTTTATCCGCGTAACCATGGTTGATTTCGCAAATCATTCACTGTCATTTTGCCATTGCTCCCAGAAACTCTGGAAGGTTGCAATGGATTTAATGGCGCTGCTGTGGGATTCTGCTCATATTCGTTTTTCGCATTTGAATTGTGCGATATAGATTGTGAGAGCTTTCTCAACTCAGCTTGTGCCATAGGAACGGATTTTGCGGCTAGGCTATCTATCGCAGCTAATTTATGAGGATTCTTTGAGAGGTCGTATATGATATCGCCAGCATTTTCCATGCCAGATACTAACCAAAGTAACTGAGGAAAAGCGCCGGGATCAAAATCTTTTGTCACCTCATCGAAATCGTCATACGTTTCGCGACCAGTCTTCATCTTCGCATGATAGGCATCTGCAAGATTGCTCATTTCAGTTTGAAATTGACGTTCTTGCATCTCTCTATTAAAGCGCTCTTGGACTTGCTGATAGATAGAATCAGTATCAGCTTGGGAAGGCGCTCGAGGCGCTTCTTGTTGCTGTTGTTGAGCTTGCATATTTGCTTGCTCAGAACGTTGTTGATACTCTCTTTCAGCTTCTTGTCGGCCACGAGCCAGCGCTGCTTGCTTTTCGCGAGCAATAAGTGCATTCACTTCAGATTGCGATAACATCTTTTCAGATGGTGCAATTTGTTGTGATTCGGGCGTAGCTCCGCTACTTAAAATCTGTTCATCCATAAACATACCTTCCTATTTGCACCTTTTACCCGCGTGCTGCGGTAGACCTCTTTCGATGAGTTCGCCAGCTTATTCCTTAAGCTGGAAAGTGAAACCCGGATTTGAAATGCCCGGTGCATTATTAAACTTCTACTTATATTTTAGTTGACTGTGAAAACTAAGTCAACTTTATTCATGTGGTTCCACGTGGAGCCTTATTTCTTCTTCTTTTTAGACTTGCCTGCGAGAGACAACATGATTGCAATTGCCTGTTTTCTGGGTTTCGTGGCAGCTTCGGCTTTGTAGTTCGCTGCCATTCCTGGCCTAGTTTTCGCCTTCGGTCCTCTTACTAGGGGCATTTTTCACTCTCCATTCTGGATGTTTTAATATAAATTCTTTAATAGCTATCATCTTTTTTCGTCTTCTTTCGCCTCTACCATGGTGATGCTTATGATGGCAGTTAGCACAAACTATTTCTAAGTTAGTTATGCAATTATTTTCTCTGCTATGATCAATATGGTGAACAACTAAAACTGTATCATCATCATTTCCACATCTATTACATTTATTTTCATAATGAATAAGTGCTTTAGTTACATAATTTAATTTTCCGGTAGCAATCGTATACATGCCAGAACATTGTTTGCTACAAAATCTTTGGAATTTAAGTCTTGCTTTAGATAAAAATTCTTTATCGCAAAATTGACAATATAATTGCTCTTTTGGATCTCTTATAGAGACATATAAACTGGTTCTGTTGTCTTCTCTGCATTTAGGCTTACAGAATTTAGAATGCCCAACAGTAGATATATATTTAGCACTACACCATGCACATATTATTTCTCGTGGTTTAAAGTGGTATCCACTTTTCCCCTTTTTAAAATGAAAAGGTTCTAAATTTTTAACACCAGAATTGCTTCTACCTTTTGGAAGAGCCATAATATACCTATAAAAATATTAAGTATATCACAAATCTCCCGTTTATTAGCGGCATTATTTTTTTAGATGTTTTAAGGTCTCAGCCAAATTTGCTCTACGACGCATCAACGGATTCTTACTCTTCTCTGCCTTTTCTAATTTCTCTTCAGGAATATTCTTTCCTTTTTTTACGTGCAATTCTTCCCTGAGTGCCCCAGGATGCTTTATCGCTTTTTGAATAAAATTCTTTTTCCCTTTCATCGTCTTTCTGGCTCTCCATGTTGATGTTTCTCGAACGTATCCGCCATAGCGGTAATATCCCTAACCAATTCTCGGGCAGTTTCAGCATCCTGCTGGGCGCCTTTTTGTTCTATCTCAAGTCCCTGCATCTCAATTTTAGCCATAGTTTCTATAAACTTGGTTTCAGAATCTCGCTCTTTCAATGAAAGGTTGGCTGCGTCCAATCGGGCTTTCTCTTGAATAGACATCAACCCAAGCTCTTCAATCGTTGGATTTTGCAATGACCGCTGCATCTGAGCCATTTGTTCTGCCAATTCTTTTTCGAACTGAGCTGCTTTTTCTTTAAGTCCTTCAATACCTCGGATTTCTATGTTATCTAATAGGATTTGAAGGCCGTGCTCATTCATAAACTGGCCAAAGATAGGGGAAGCTTGCATGAGGCTTGTTATGGTATTAAGAGCTATTTCTTTTTGCATAGCAAAGTTAACGCCCACTTCGACTTTGACCTCTAGAGAGTTAGGGTCATAGTTCATAAAGATGGAGCCTTTCTTGTTCACTTCTACATGAGAACGTTTCCCATCTGGCTGCATAATTGGAAGGCTGCGTGGGGTTCTGTAATATTTGGGAATTAAATCTAAGACAATCTGAGCTATTCGATTAAGTGCTTTTATATATCCTACGATGTAGGGCATTGACGCATTGTTACTTTGTAACGCTGAGCGCGCAAACGCAATACCTGACATATTCTGTTGATTCTGACCTGCTGCACCATCGTATGATCCCAATATAACCTGCGTTATTTCATCTGACATTCTGAACGTCTGACTAATTTCGGGGGGTATTGGAGTACGGTTAACCTCGCGAGGCGGTGGCAATTGTACGTCTGGGCTGCGAGAGTCCAGAAAATGATTATAGACCAGAGTATCAGCCTTTTGTACGTTCTGATATGCTGTTTGGTAGTCTTCTGGAATGGATTCGATAGCAACGATGAACTTATGCTGAATAGTATTTTCCAGCTCATTTGCGAGCGATTGGCCAGCGTAGTTTTTGAGTCGCTGTATTCCTTTCGCGTGGTAGACATATGGTCGTGTCATCTGCCCTGATGAACCACCTTCGTTTATCATGACACTGTTGCCATCAACGAAAACCAGTGGTAAATGTTTAAAATCCGTTTCAACATATTCTAG